TGCAACAAATGGAATCGAGCCACCTAGAGACTACTTGTCCATTAAAAAATCAAAGAAAGGACCTCTTAAGCAGATTGTTCCTTCCTATGCCACCTTAAAGAATAATTATACCCTTCTTTGGGAGATGCCAAATAATGATGGATATATTAATATAGTAGCAGTTATGCAGAAGTTCTTTGATCAAGCGATTTCTGGTAATTGGTCTTATAATCCAGAACATTATCCTGATAATGAAGTACCAGTATCAGTAATGGCTAATGATCTTCTAACTACGTACAAGTATGGTTGGAAGACATCTTACTATCAAAATACTCATGACATGAAGAGTGATGAGGAACCAGCCCATTCAATTGGATGGCATGATAATGTTTCTGAAGTAGGAGTTCAAGGAAAGACTCAGTTACGACAATTGATTAATGAATTAAGTACCGCTGATGAAGGAGAGTGTGAGTCCTGTGCAGTCTGAAATTAAAGGAATGACGGTATTTAATACCGCTCCTGTTGATACCAAGAAACAACCTATGTTTTTTGGTAAGCCATTGGGTGTTCAAAGATATGATTCTTATAAGTACCCTATTTTTGATAAACTTACTACTCAACAGTTAGGATATTTTTGGAGACCAGAAGAGGTTTCTTTACAGAAGGATCGTAGTGATTATCAAACATTGCGTCCAGAACAAAGGCATATCTTTACTTCTAATTTGAAGTACCAGACTATGCTTGATTCTGTTCAGGGTCGTGGTCCTGGTATGGCATTCATTCCATATTGTTCTTTGCCAGAATTAGAGGCATGTATGGAAGTATGGGGATTTATGGAGATGATCCATAGTCGTTCCTATACCTACATTGTCAAGAATGTTTATTCAAATCCTTCTGAAGTATTTGATACTATTCTTCATGACAAGAAAATTCTAGAACGTGCTGCGAGTGTAACAGAATCATATGATGATTTTATTAATGATGCCCATCAGTATGGTCAGAGTAATTTTTGGAAACAAGATTGGAAGGGATCTCCTTCAACGGAATATACTATTAAAGATTTAAAAAGAAAACTTTATCGGGCAATTGCGAATGTTAACATCCTGGAAGGAATACGGTTTTATGTTTCTTTTGCTTGCAGTTTTGCTTTTGGTGAACTTAAATGCATGGAAGGTTCAGCAAAGATTATTTCCCTCATCGCCAGAGACGAGAATCAACATTTGGCGATTACACAAAACATATTAAATAATTGGAGAAAGGGTGATGACCCTGAGATGAAAGAAATAATGAAGGAAGAGGAAGAGTGGACCTATAAAATGTATGATGTATGTGTGAATGAGGAAAAGGCATGGGCAGAATATTTGTTTAAGGACGGGAGTATGGTTGGTTTAAATGAAAAACTTTTACATCAGTATGTTGAGTGGATTGCTAATCGTAGAATAAAAGCAATAGGATTAAAACCCCAGTATGATATTCCCGCAAGTCATAATCCTTTACCATGGACTCAGCATTGGATTTCTTCTAAAGGTCTTCAAGTTGCTCCTCAAGAGACGGAAGTTGAGTCATATGTAGTTGGTGGTATTAAGCAAGATGTTGAGAACGATACCTTCTCAGGATTTAAACTTTAGAATTGAAGAGAATTTAAAGAAATAAATACATTTAGGAGATAATGTAATTTGGGGTAGAGTAGGTGCCGTTAAAGAAACCTTCGGAATATTTTTCCAAAAATAAACTCTCTGGTTTATCTGGTCTGATAGATCAACAGAGGGAAGAGATAGTGCCTAAGGTAGCTGTAAAGGCATCGAGTACTATGCTCACGGATACTTTTGAGAACTTCAAAAAGAATGTTGATAAAGTAGATCAATTAAGTGCAACTGTACAGGATATTAGAGAGGATATTAAGGGTCTTCTTTCTCAAGAAGATCTTGATTCTGCCATGATGGCACATTTACTTACTGTTGAAGAATCAGTAAAAGGTATTCAAGGTAAAGTAGAAGGAATAAATGCTAAAACTTTAGTAAAAATAAAAGGAGATTTTTCTAGTCTTACTGAAGTTGTTAATAATTTTCTAGATATTGAGTTACCAAAATATAGGAAATTAATTTTAGATTCCAAATCTAATATTGATGATAGATTCAATTCACATAAAGAATCTGTTCATCAATGGGAAGAGGCTGTTGAGGATAAATTAGTTGAGTTTGATGAGAATATTGATAATAGATTTGTTGAAATGAAGAATACCCTTAAGGGTATTAATAATGGAGATCTATCTCAAGTAAGGCGCGATATTAAAGGCGCTCATATTTCTATAGAGAATGTTCTTAATGATCAATCAGATCATAAGAAATTTATTGGTAATGTTACTCAGTCATTAGAACAAAAAATTGTTGATAGTAATCAAGTAATAGATCAAAAATTTGAGAAAGTTGAAGAGGAGTTTGATAGAGTTGAAAAGGAGTTTGGGGCATACCTAACAGAACATGATAAAGTATATGATGAATGGAATACTAAGTGTACTGATTTTATTAAAGAGGAAGTATCAAAATTTGAAACTGATCTTAGTGAAAAGGTTGTTAAATTAGAATTAGATCTTCTTAAGAGTGATAAAAAATCACAAGAAACTTATTCTGAATTAAATGAACATTATAAAGTTGCTAAGAAAGATATATCAAATGCGCTGAAAAATCTTAAAAAAGAATCTAAATCTTCATCAACTCTTCTTAGTACAACTCGTAATCAATTAAATGAAAAAATTGATACGATTCTCCCAACATTAGATAATAAGATTGATAATTTATCAGGAACTCTGCAAGAGTTGGTAGATCAACGTGTTCAAGAAGTTAAGCAGAATTTAAATGAAATTAATAATGAAAAGGTAAAATCAATTGATGATAAATTTAAGTCGCACTTAGCTAAGAGTGAACTTGCTTTAGTTGAGTTTGATGAGAATATTGATAATAGATTTGCTGAAATACGGAATGATCTTAATGGTATTAATACTAATGCTGTCGATGATATTGCTAAGTATCAACAGGAGAGTACTAAAAGATTAGATAATAAGGCAGATGATATTGTTAAGTATCAACTGGAGAGTAGGAAAAGATTAGATGCGAAGATTGCTCATTTAGAGAATCTTATAAAGAATTTTAAACCAGAAAAATTCGACGAAGTTTTAGCTGAAAATGCCATTAAGGGAGCAGCACAAGGTGTTGATTGGAGTGGAGATCCAAATACAAGTACTACAGATCCTTTAACTCCATTAGCTAAGAATTTTGTAACTTTAGATCAACTTCAAAGTCATTATAAACTCTTTATTAATAGAATCCAACAACAATTATACACTATCGGTGGCGGTGGTGCAGGATTTATTAAAGACCTTGATGATGTTGATATTTCTG